TTGTTTTAAAATTAAATTGATAAAATCGGTCAGTAATTCTGTAGTACTTGATTCTCGTGGTAAATGAAGTTTCTCAGCAATATAAGATACATATTTTTCTTCTTTATCAAATCCGAAAAATGAAGCACCACTCACGCCAATCATTATCTCGCTATTTTGTAGTCCTCTCTGTACTCCTGATTCAATATAAGGAAGAGCAAAGAGTAAATCTAGTTGACTACCTTGCCCGTCCGTCCATGGAAGAAATATGGAGCCATATTTGCGCGTGCGTTTGACTATATATTGTGCCGTTTCTTCTGATGTAATAAATATTCCGTAATCGTCATGCATAAAGTAAATGTAAAGAAATAGTAAAAATTAACAATCACACGTAGTCTCGTCTACATAGTTCCCATCGTATTCTATACGGTCACGTTGTATAGACGCTCTACAATCAGGGCATATGTCCTGTTCAAACATCTCCTCTCTCTCGTAGTACTCTTTCCAGTACGCAATATCAATACGATTATAATTATCAAGTGTCACGGTCTCATCGTCTTCACAATCCCGATGATACTGCTGTTTTTCCTGCCATGTAGTAAGTGTTTGGTACTCTGTAAATGTTTTCATAGTGTGTAGGGATGATATTAAGAATAAAACTGATCAATAGAAGCACATCGTACTTTGAACTCTTCTACAGACATACTCACGTCTTCAATCAACGTAGTAAGGTCTCGTGCTACCTGCCAGACGTCTTCAATTGTTGTATGGTAGATTGTAGCAATCGTCTCATACTGATCACGTGTGGTGAGAATATGAGAGGTAATGGATGTGGTCATATGATGTAAGTGATGATATATGATATGTACCTATCTTATACTAACGTCTGTCAAAAGTAAAGTGTTTTATGTGGAAATTATCAATATTGTAGTATAAAAACGTTGTATCACTAGGACTGTAGTAGAAAATGAGGTACTTGACAACTTAAGTACGTTTTTGAAATAGTATTATACAACATTGGACGTCATTTTTACCTAAAAACAACAGGGGGGAGTATGGGGGGTGTTGCTTGATGTTTGGCTAGGTACAAAGCAATAATACACGATTTTAGAAAATGGTTAGCAACAGGGGTTGGAGAAAAAATGAAAACTTTTCTTCACACGAGACTCTTTCTTTTTTTTTATTTTTTTAAATATTTATTTTATAGATCTAATTACTATTTTTACCCTGCATACCCTGTTGCTAGTTTGTATTAAGGCTTCTAGAGCCAGTTTACAGAGATCGGGGGGTGTTGCTAAGTTATGAACAAAAACGCTGTAAACGAGCCACTAGAGCGAGTAAAATCTAGCAACAGGGGGGGGTGTTGCTAAAGGTACTTGAAACATGACGCCAAAATACTTTTTTAGTGTTGTCAATCTATTGTGTAATATAATCAGTATAAGTCAATGGTAAAAAAGTGTGAAAATTTATGTGTTGGTGATAATATTGTTACTTGTGTTATAATACTATTTAATATGTATCATTATATTGACATATACAATGTTTAAAGTATACTTTTTGTATATACTACTAACCCAATCATTTCTATGGCAAACTTAGAATATGAAGTACAACTCATAAACACAATTTTAGAAAAATACAAAGGTAAACAAATGACCACAATGGAAATAAAAAAGGCGATTGAAAAGGAAAATGCGTGCGAGGTGACTAATATTACACGTCTAGGAATGGCATTAAGAGAAATGCTTCCTAAGAGAAAGACATATAAAGGTATTCGGAAATATACAATATATCCTGTGAACACTGAAGGCACAGTACTTGAGAATGATATTGAAAGTAAAATCACAATTACAGTAAGAACAAACCATATCAACATTGTAGTAAGAGACGCAGTGGGGAATAAAAGAAATATCGTAGTTGGTAAAAAGTATCTATAAACAATAATCATTATTAGTAAGGAATACGTATTGATGAATTATTATTGCTATTCTCCGTCTATTGAATATACTAAAGGTAATTAATAATTATTATTGATATGCCGAGAGGAATTAAAGTAAATATTGAAGAATATCTTACGAACATACAACCTTATCTTGAAGTAGGGTGCTCTTTATATGAAGCGTGTCTTCATGCTTTAGTTCCTTACACAACTGTAGTCGATTATCAGAATAATGATGAAGAGATTCGTAAAAAAATAGAGAGAATGGGGAATGTGCCTATCTTAAAGGCTCGTCAATCAGTTGTAGGAGACATGGAAACTAATTCTGAGTTGGCTTTAAAATACCTCGAAAGAAAGAAAAAAGATGAGTTTAGTCCGAGAAATGAGCATACAGGTGCGGACGGTAAAGAATTATTACCTGCTACGATTCAGATTGTAGCTCCTACAAATGAGTAGTACTATTCAATTCAAACCAGAACCGAAACAATATGTAGCGTGGCAATACCTGACTGACGAGGTGACAAATGAGGTATTGTTTGGTGGTGGTGCTCGAGGTGGTAAATCATGGCTTGGGTGTTCATGGATTGTGATAAATTGTTTACGGTTTCCAGGAAGTGCTTGGATGATTGGTAGACAAGAATTAACACGATTGATTTCTACGACACTAAGGACATTCTTAAAAGTATGTACTGGATTTGATCTACAGGCTGATGTACATTTTAAGTATAATGCACAAAGAAACACAGTGACGTTTAGTAATGGCTCTATTGTGTTCTTAGTAGACTTACAATATAAACCATCAGATCCAGAGTTTGACCGATTAGGGTCGTATGATCTAACGGGTGCGTTTATTGATGAATCACAAGAAGTAAATGTAAAAGCTACACATGTATTACGTGGTCGTTTCTCATTGTTAGAAGGGAAAGGATGGTCAACTATTCCTAAAGTATTGTACACCTGTAATCCTGCAAAAAACTGGATTTATATGGATTTTTACAAACCATGGAAAGAGAAGAGGCTAGAGAAAGAAAAAGTGTTTATACCTTCACTTGTTACTGATAATAAGAAATATGTGAAGCAGGAGTATATTGATAACTTGAGACGATCCGATAAGGTAACGGTAGAGAGATTGTTAAATGGTAATTTTGAGTATGATGATGATCCAGGTGTATTGATGGAGTATGACGCTATTTGTGATATTTTCACAAATAAAACGAAAATGATGCCACATGATTATTATGTGTCTGTGGACGTTGCACGAATGGGGCAGGATAAGACAGTGATTATGATTTGGAATAGTTTACAGGTACTTGAAATACGAACGTATAGTAAACAAAGAACAGATGAAACGGTGGGAGTATTGAGACAGATTGAAACAGAGTATAGTATCCCACGTTCACATTTTATTATTGATGAGGACGGTGTAGGAGGTGGGGTAGTAGATCAGTTTAAAGGGGCGAAAGGATTCATAAATAATTCTACTGCGATCCAGCCGACTGACGAGACAAAAAAAGTGAATTACTCAAACTTAAAAACACAATGTTATTTTATTTTAGCGGATAAAGTAAACACGGGATTAGTGGGGATTAATGATATTGATCCGATGATACGTGATGCGTTAGTGGAAGAATTAGAGCAGGTAAGACAGATTGATATTGATAAAGAATCAAAGATTAAATTGATGCCGAAAGAAGATATTAAAGAACGGTTGGGGAGAAGTCCAGACTATGCGGACGCACTCATGATGCGTATGTACTTTGTGATTAATCAGGTCGCACGACAGAGACCTGTACAACAAGTGTATGAACCTAAATTCCATCCACTCACAGGGCAACGTATAAATTAATTGCATTACCGTAAAACTACGGTACAATATCAGCAAGTATAGGGGAGACTATTCTTATCATATTTTATTGCGTATGGCTGAAAAATCTCTCTATAATCTTGAAATCAAACCAGCGAAGAAAGAAGATATTATTCTTGACGATAAAAAGAAACAGGAACAGTTAAAGAAAGAAATGCGTGTGTATATGTTCAACACGAAGACTGAGGAAGAGACTCTTGATTATTTGAAGGGACGATTCCGAATCATGAATGATGCAAGACCTCATGATGATTGGGAGTTGAGATTAGCACAACGTAACGCTGACTTAGTGATCCGTCCAGACGGGCAGGCGAATGTGAACTTACCGATTGAGAAGGCTGCGATTAGAAACAAGAAAGCAGACATCCAATCTCAAAAGATTACGGTACAGATGTTACCACAGGAAGCAGCGGACATAGAGAAGAGGCAGTTCTACGCTATTCTATGGGATTTTGTGTGGATGGAAAGTGATACAGATAAGTATTTAGATACGTTACTTGATAACGTATTAACTTATGGTACCGCTCCATGGTTTGAAGGATTAAAGAAGCAAATTAGAACGCAGTATATTCCGAAAACATTAGAAGACGGTCGGATTATTGGAGAACCAAAAACAACTACGATGAGTTGGATTGGTGGGTATGCTCCTGATCCAAGAGATGTATGGGTAGATCCTGTACATGATATTGAGGATATTACGGACTGTTTTGTACGTGAGAAAGATATGTCTTATGATGCGATTGATAATCTGAGACATGATCCGAACTTTAAACCAGAGGCAATAGATGCGTTCCTTGCGTATAGTATGCCGTCTGTAGGTGGTACTGAATCAGTAACAGATCAGGTATTTCAGACACGAGAGGAGACAAAGAATTATAGTAATGAGAAGTATGTATTGATGCACTACTACAATGAAGAGAAAGGCGTGTATATAGTGACTGATAATGAGTTTAGATATATTTTACGTGAAGGAGTGATACCATTTGCTCATGGTCAAATTCCTATTTCTATGGTGCGAGACCACGTACGACCACAAGAGATGTATGGTGAGGGAGAACCTAAACTCCTTGAGAATACAAAATATGAGAGAAACACGGTGCGGAATCAAATGATTGATAGTGCGAGGGCTAGTAATATGAGAAACTTAGCGGTAGGTGATAACGTCACGTTTAATAATAGTGAGATGATTTCATCCGTTATGCGAATCATGAATTTCTCAGGTGATTTGAGTAATGCACAATGGTTAAATCCATCTCCTCAAGATAATTCATTGAATAATCTTGACTCACTCTTACGAGATGACGCTACATGGATCACTGGTACAGATAACAACGCATTGGCTGGTAATCCAACAAAGACAGCGTTTGAAGCGAAGTTGCAAGAGATTACTAAGATGAAAGGAGTTAATGAGTTTATGCGAGGGTACGACTTCTTCTTGACTCGTATGGCACGACAACGACTTGCTAACATTCAACAGTTCTTACCACTTACTACAGGTAAGCGGATTATAGGTGAGGAGAAAATGAAAGGATTCAGAACTATTGCTATTGAAGGCAAGGAAGCTATACCAGTGCGAGGAATCGGCAAGGGTGGGAAGATAGAGGATAGATCCTTCACGTTTAAAGATAAAGAAGGTGAAACAGCATTCTTAGAGTTAACGCCTCAGCTCATTAGAAGTAATATGGATATCTTAATTAAGACTCCTACTACTACGCCAGTATTACGAGAGATTGATAATCAGGATATGTCTGAATTATGGCAAACATTACTAGAGATGGCACAGACTCCAGATGGTGCTGCTCTTATAAAAGACTTTGACATTAAAGCATTTTACAGGGATAAGATGACAGAGAAAGGATTGAACGCTGATAAGTATATCAAGAACGTAGAACAGAAAGAGAATGGAGTACAAGAAATCATGAAGGAGTTACCACTTCCTCCGAAGGTGAAGCAACCACAGTCAGTAGCTCCAATGCCTCCAGCTCAGGCGGTACGTCCACAACCTATCCCGTTACAACCACAAGCATGATAGACAAGATATTGAACAAACTAGCGGATAAAATCATAGAGAAGTTACCGAAGGAAAAAATACTTGCGGAAAAGACAATATCAACGTATAGTATCGCCAAGGAGATGAAGACAATACATGATCTTGAGTACACTCAGGAAGAGAAGGAGACTTTGCGTATGTTGCAGAAGAACCGATCTTTTAAGAGAATACTTGAGAAAAGTTGTTTCGCTCTTTCTTTGGCTTGTATTAATACTAAGTCACTGGAAGAAATAAACCAGATTAAAGCTGGTGTGCGAGCGTTAGAATTTTTCATGGGGGAGGTAGAAAAGAATAAAGAAACGACAACTAATCACCCACTTACGGGTCTACCCCTGGAATAATCCTAGCTCCTTCACAATTCAGCTCGTTGCCGGTTTCGTCCCGTTCATCACATGCAGTACTTATGTATTGTTATCTCCCCGATATGGTGAGCGGAATGAAGTCGGCAAATAAGTCTATCAAATAATTTTTATGTCTATGACACTAAAAAACCCAATCGCTGATGGCGACGGTGACGCTCAAGACGGTACTCTTTACGAAGAGATAAATCCCAATCTTGAGGATGATGTACGAGAACAGGAGGATGAAACATCCCCAGAAGAACTCAAACAACAACGTCTCAACGCTATCAGTGAAGCTATCAGAAATGATAAAGAAGCTGAAAAGCAACGAGCTGAGTCTGAGTTTTATCGCACCGCTCATCAGGTTCTAAAAAACCCTGACACTATTGTAGATGTCTATCGCAGAGATCCACAATTAGCTGAAAAAATAGCACAAGAGAACTGGAATGTTTCGTATGCTTCATTACTTGCAAACTCTCAGAGTGAGCAAAATAATACAAGTATAGATCGTTCTACTGTAGAAAGTATGGTGCAAGACGTCTTGTCTTCTCACCAGAAACAAAATGAATCCCGAGAGATCGAGAATTATTTATTTAACTTTCTTGCAGAGAATGATATCCAACCGAAAACTCCTTTATTCAAAGAAATCTTAGCAGATTTTGAGGAGTTCAAACCTAGTACACTTCCTAAAGCACAAAAAATCTTGGATATGCTTTTAGCATCAAGAGGTAGCAAACGAGCATCAAATGATGACATTGATAATGTTTATATACCACGATCAAGAACTACATCTCCGGAAAAACCTTCAGCAAACGCTAAAAAAGTTTCTCCCACGATGCGGCAGTATATGGAAAGTACTTATGGTGCCGAGTATACAAAAAAATATTTATCTGGTAAATAACACTATCTATGGCAACAAATGATGACAAACAGCCTACTTCAACGAAAGTAAGCAACGAGCACAAACAAGCAACTCCAAACGTAGCCGACTTAGTAGCTCTTAACGAGAAACTAATGGCACGATTAGAAAAAATGGAGCATGAAGCGGCTGTAGTCAAATCTACTATAGACCAATCGGTCTACAACGCAGCCAACGCTCGTATCAACCCTGACCAACGCCCACTCGTACGATTAAGACAGTACGATGATAAGATTATCACAAGTTGGGATAAAATGCCTAAGAATGATGTACGCATCATCAATGGTCAGTTGGTAGAAAACCAAGAAGTGGTCTTACACTACTTGGATGGTACAACGGAAACAGTTTCATACAAAGCATACGCTGATGGTGTCACTCTCACTCCGCAGTACCCTGTCAATGGAAGACGTGAGAAAGGCAATGAAGTCTTTATCACAGTAGAACTTCCTGACAGAGAAATAGAGGTAGAACTTACATTTTTAAACTAATCACTGCATGGCAAAGTATTTTGGAGTTTGGGAGATCGAAGAAGAAATACCATCAACTGATGGGAATACGATTACTCTTTATTTTAAACCTGAGAAGGGGAAGAATGATGAGGATGTCAAAATTTATCCTGTAGATGTATCTGTAAGTTATTACGATGTATCTGTTACGGATGAACCTGTCGATCTTTCTATACAGCAGAGAAATAGGCTTACTCCAGTAGTTAAGAAAATTCTTGAGATACTGAAGGACGCTAACATTTTCTACGAAGAGAAATCTGGTGCGGTGTTTCACGATATCCCTTATATATTTAGGGAAGTAGCGAACACTGTGGATCAGTATAAACAACTTGTTGAGGATGAGTATATGGGCAAGCCAGTATGGCAACGCACACTACGAGACCTTGATAAGAAAGTTATAGATACTATTAAGTAATTTCTCTCCAACCGTATAAAAGAGCTTGTTTGATTCAAACAGGTTCTTTTTTTATATTTAATTTTTTTGACTTATGTCTATTAATCCAGCCTCTACGGCTAACAACAATTTGAATTTCGTACCTATCAAAGGTAAATGGGATTTTATGCCACTTCCTTTTAAAGCTTCTACAGCTATCGCACAGGGTACAGCAGTAGGAATCGAGATTAGTGGTAACACTACTACAGGAAACCTTACAGCAATGGGAGCAGAGAACGCAACAGGTGCAGATTTCCAGGGTATTCTTTGGGAGCCTATCGCATCTACTGACGCTGACTACGCAACTGCTGGTAAGCTCAAACTTGTAGCCGTTCCACTTGATCCAACAGCTGAAGCTGAGTTCCTTGTAATCTCTGGAACATTCACTGCTGCTGACGTGTTTAAAACAGTTGAATTCGCTTCTTCTGGTACAGGTCTTGCAGTAGATACAGCAGGTAAAGGAGCACGAATCACTAAGTATATTTCTTCTATAAGAGGACAGTGTACATTCGTACTTCCAAACACTGAAACAGCTTAATTTTTTATACAATAACATTTTACACACATGGCTATAATGTCCACTACGGCTTATAACGATATGGTCAACCTTATCGATCTAGAGCTACAGAAAAGTACAGCAGAACTTCCTCTTGAGGCAGTATCTTCAGGTCTTTTTATTAAGAAGGCTAAACCTAATAAAACAGGTGATACTATTCGTTTCGAGGAATTCGAGGCTGAACAGTACGCAAGTAAGAAAGGACAGGGGGCACCTGCTTCTAAGTTTAAGACTCAGGTTGGATATTCTATTGATATCGAACTTCAGAGAACAGCTGAGAACGTAGAGTTCACATACGAGATGGAGAACTGGGATAAGTACGATACAGTACGATTCGCAGTATCTGAGGCTATTAAGTCTCATAATCGAAGACTTGACCTTGATCTTCAGCATAGAATCGGATTCGCATTCTCTACATCTATGGTAGACATGGACGGTGAGACTGTTGACCTTCGTGTTGGTGACGGTCTTGCACTTGCTTCTACAGTTCACACTTTGAAAGCATCTGCTACAACTTATCGAAATACTGTACCTAACCATCCTCAGTTTAGTTCTGGAGCTCTTGAGATTGCTGAGAAGACCTGGGTTGAGAATACTTACAACCATTTTGGCCAGAAACTCGGACTTAAGGCTGATACTATCGGTTCTACTGATGATCCATCTACTTGTAGAGCAATCATGAAGGAGCTTGAGTCTACAGCTTATGTTGAGGCTACAAACGCAGGAGTTGTAAACCCATCTAAGGGTATGTATCGACATATTAAGTTCTCTCGACTTGCTACTGATGCAAACGGAGCAACTGACACAACTAAAGCGAAGTACTGGTTCCTTGCTGCTACAGGTATCAACGGATTCCAGGCTTACTACGCTATCAACGAGGCTCCACATATGATGCTTCTTGATCAGAGCAACCATTATGATGTTGACACTGACATCTATAAGTTCCCAACTCGAATGGGATATGCAATCGGTATCCTTTCAGGAAAAGGAATTATGATTTCTAAGGGTAACGGAGACGCTTAATCTTAAACTATTCTTTTTATGGGAAAGACGAAACCAGTAAAAGAAATCCTTACAACTACTACTGAGGTGATTGCCCCAGTAGTAGAACTAGGGATTCTTACAAAAACTTCTATTAATGGAAGACAGATTGTATCTCAGAGAGAAGACGGACAGTTTATCGAGATCGTAGACGATCAGAAAAGTACATACCGACTTCATATCTCTGAATACAACTTATTGAAGTAATACAGCGTCTAAACCCGTGACGTTAAACGAGGGCGGAGGTGGAGGCTTATTTACACAACTATTATTATTATGTCACAGTCACTAAGTACAGGGTACGGACTCGCACAGGCGTCAAACGCACCATTTACTACAGGTAAAATCTTCGTAGTAGTCGGTTCATCTGATTCTAATTACTCAGATATTGGACTTTTGTATCGACCTGATACAGACGGTAAAGCTCGAACATTCGCTAATATTACAAACGCACTTGCTGCATGTGTAGCTGGTCGTGGTGATGTAGTGATTCTAGCACCTGGATTTACTACAGCTCTTACTGCTGCAGAACTTCTTTCTGCTGAGACAAAGGGTGTAGCTATGGTACAAGCTGGAAAGAATGTAAACGGTATCTATTTCGAACATAGAGCTACTGCTGCACTTCCTGCAACTACTGCATCTGCTCTCTTTACAGTTACAGGACGAATCAAGCTTATCTCTATTATAGGTGAGGTTACTACTGTCATTCAAACGCAGGCTTGTAACACAAAATTGATTGCTAATCCTACTACAGGAGCGGACGTTGATCTTTGTGCGGTACTTGACATCACTGCTGCTGCGGTTGGTGCTCAGTTTACTATTACTGGTACACTTGCTAATGCAATGGTAAAAACAACAAGTGGAGCTGGTGTATTCCAGGCTGCACCAATTCTTATTCAGCCAGGTACTATCGATCTTAATACAGCTGCTACTAATACAGGATCAGTGAAATGGAGAATCGAGTACGTCCCAGTTGATGCAGGAGCTAGAGTATTTGCTGCGTAATTCTTAACACTACAATTCTATGAAGAAAACTTCTAAGAAAGGTAAAGGCGGAAAGAAATGCTAGTCAGTTCTTCAAGTCTCTCACACTACGTGGGAGACTGAATAGAACTTACTTTTTACAAAATTTACACATTATTATTATGGCAAGACAACGCATTCATTACGGTAACGTACTTGTAGAAAAAGCTGCAACGGGGGCAAGTAACGCTTTCTTTTGTTCAGATTTCAGAAACTTGATTGCTGGGATTTCTGCACCTGCGAATAGTACGTTTACTATTAAGTTTGTAGGTGGGGTGGGAGATACTGCACCTGATTTTACAGCTGCGCAATCTACTACAAATAAGTATGATTTCCTTGAGGCAATCGATTTGCAAGACGGATCAGCGATTGACGGTGATACAGGAGTAACAATTGACAATACTACTGCTGCTGTCAATAACAGATTGTTCGAAATCAATATAAACGCTTTAGATTATGTAGGAATTCAGGTAACATCATGGACAGACGGGTCAGTAAGTGCCGTCTTTACTATGACTACTAACCAATAAAACATGAAACAACGTGCTAAAGACCTTATGTTAAGTACGTATGAAGTAAAAGTAAACGAGTATCAGGCTCAGATAGATGCTCTCGCTCATGATTTACAAGAGGTAAATAGCACACTCGACCATAAACGTTCAGAAGTTGCTACGCTTGACCAGTTACTTTCTACAAAACAAGAAGAATTAGTACGTTGTACACATACATTAGAAGAAAAAAACACACTTATCTGTCAAAAAAACGCTGAATATGATCAGTTGGACAGTGTAAGAGAGAAAAAGATTGAAGAATACAAGGAAAAAGAGCTTCTTTGTAAAAATAGCATGGAAATGAGAGAGCATGCACTGATTGAACTCTCCAAAACATTTGACGAGACGATAAAACGAAAGAGAATGGTAGATAAGGAGATACTAGATATGCAAGAAGCTATAAACGGGGAGAAAAAGAAGTTACTAGAGTTACATGAAAAAACAAGGATTGCTCAACTAGACCTTGATACTGTGATAGAATCACAAAAAGATGAGAAAAGCTCACTTATCAAACAAAGAGAAGATACTGAAAGAGCGTATAAGACATTAAAAGAAGATGAGAAGAAACTATATATTTTGCGAGACGATTTACAAATAGTGCGAGATAGATACGCCAATTTTGCACGAGAAAACAATTTACCATTCAACGTTTAATTTATGGCAAGGACATCGACCATTCTTACATCGGCGGAGATTGAAGCAGTAGAGTACCTAGCTTCACTTAGTCCAAATACAGCAGTTGTTACAAATGGATCGGGGTTTGTTATATCTTCTTCAGTTACCCCTACGGAGCTAGGGTATTTAAGCGGTGTTACTAGTGCGATACAAACACAGTTAAACGGGAAAGAAAACAGTATTACAGCAGGTACTACTGCGCAATATTGGCGTGGTGATAAAACATGGCAAACATTGAATACTACTGCTGTTACTGAGGGTACTAATTTATATTATACTGCAGCACGATTTAATACTGCATTTGCGGCGAAAAGCACCACAGATTTAGCAGAAGGTACTAATCTATATCTCACTAACGCTCGTGTAATTGCTTCTACGCTTACTGGATATACGTCTGGGGCTGGTACTATTACAAGTGCTGATACTGTTTTAAGTGCTATACAGAAATTAAATGGAAATATAGGAGCTATTTCTTCACATAATAGTCTTTCAGGCTTACAAGGAGGAACAACAAGTGAGTATTACCATCTTACAAGTGCGGAGTATACAGGATCAGGAACGGGCGTGTTTGCTCGTGTGGCAAGTCCTACGTTTACGGGAACTGTAACAGGTGATATATTTGGATTAAATACTATAAAAGCTGTTTCTTCTGCTGGTATTCTTATTGAAGCAAATAGCGGTACTGATATCATGCTTTTAGGTGCAGGAAGTGGTGCAGGTGTTACTTTTTACGGTGGTATTAATGGGACTACTGCTTCATTTAGCGGTACTGTCAACTTAACTGGCAATTCTTCAGTACCTACATTAAGTAGTGACGCATACGTATTCCATACCACAACAGGAGGACTTGTATTGATGGGTGTGGGAAGTTCAAATGATATGACCGTACTAAATGGATCGGGATCAAACGTATTCAGAATTGCTACAGGGTCTACGAACACTAGGTTTTATGGAGCAATAGAGCCGAGTTCTAATGATCTTTGTGCATTAGGTTCTGCAAGTCGTTCTTGGTCTGATGGGTTCTTTGCTAGTGGCGCTGTGATAAACTTCAATAATGGAGATGTTACTATTACACATGCATCAAGTATTCTTACTACTCAGAGTAAAGGATCTGTTGTTATTGGGCTAGATTCTGACAGTACTGGTACAGACTCTGTATTTGCGATCCGTTCAAATAGTAGCAGTACAAATCTTGTTGCGGTACAAGAGGATGGAGATATTAAGTTTTCTGGTGGATCAGGTGTGTTTACTAACATGACCATCATCGGAATGGACACTGTAGATGCCGCAGATGATAAAAGACTTGTATTGACAGGTGGTGGATATGTCGTTGGTAATACTGGTGTACAGCGTGGTGCAATGGTATACGTTCATGGTAATGAATATACGGTGGTCGGTGGGCTTTGTGGTACTTTATACTTACAAGCAGGTGATACGGCTACTGGTGATATAGTATTCACAACTGGCACAGAGGTTGAAAGAATGCGCATTAAATATGCAGGAGGAATCGACCTTAAAAATCAACTTACATTACAATACAGTTCTAGTGTCACATCAAGTGCTGTCTTTATGAAGGTAGCAAATACAGGTACTGCACATTCAACAGCTATAGAGATAAGAGATGCAGCAGCAACAAATAATGTATGGTGGATAGGTACAGGAGCACAGGCGACTACTGACGGTAGATTTTTTGTGTATGATCAACGACAAGCGTTAGTGCGTACTGTTTGGGATACGGACGGATCAGTAACAATTGGTGCTACCGCTGGAACTGGTACAGGTGCTTTGTATGCTGGTGCGTTGTCTATTAACAACAATGGAAGAATCACTGTTAATAATACCAACGAATCAACTACATTAACGGATTTTACGCAAAGTCTTACGAATGCAGGTATATTGATTAACACAGAATACACAGCAAACGCATATACAGCAGGGGTGTTCTGGGCTACATCTAACGACAATGCAACAGTTCCTAAGGCTGGCATCTGGATGAGAGAGACTGGGGCTGGTACATTATTATTCTTAGGAACTAGTAACAACTATGCAGCAGGTATTACTTCATCAGTTGCAATCGATCAAAATGGTGGCATGTCCGTATCTAGTATTACTGCAAATACTGCTGCAATTCTAGGATCTGCGGGAGGTACTACGGGGTACGTTTATTTTAACGGTTCTACGTCTGGATCCGTTACTCTCTCAGTAGCAAACACAGCTGGTACGTGGACTATGAAACTTCCTACAAGTGCTGGATCATCTGGGCAGTTCTTACAGACTGACGGTTCTGGGAACACAACGTGGGCTACTGCAAGTGGTGGCAGTACCACTCAAAATGTTGTTACTGTTCGAGGTACGCATACAGCTTACTATAGCGACAGTGATTATAATATTCCCACTGTCTCGGCGAGTACATTCTATCTTTCTACTGCTGGTTATGCTTCGTATAAATCAGGTACAGCGCAGTCTATTGCGGCAGGTACTATCTGGGCAAGTGCTGCAGCTAATGGAATCATTCTTGTAAGTGGATACTTGTATGTATTCCTCATAAGTGGTGGGGCTTCTAGAATATATAGATGTGATGTTACTGCTGATATATCTGCATCTGGTAACTGGACTCAATTGACGATATCAGGAACAGCACTACCGACAGCGGCGAGCAGTGGAATTATAGGGTTTGACGGCACTAACTTCTGGGTGGTGGATGCAGGCACTAAATTTATGAAGTATACACTTTCTGGAACTACGCTTACCTCTAATGGTACCGTGACCGTTACGGGGTCTTCGTATAGCCTTACTTACAGCAGAGTAAATACAAACGGTATTTACGCTTCTTTTTCTGCGGCACCGTACATACGTGTAGCTTCACTTAGTGGAACGCTAGACAGTGCGAAACAAATACTAGTGTCTGCAACACAAACATTTGCAAATGCTAGTGGTTTTTACGTTCTGTCTGCAAATTCATCTACTGATATCTACTCACTTACTAATCTCTAATATTTTATATTATTTTTTATTTTAAAAACTATGATTACTTTTAAACAATTTATCGAATTCGCAGAAGATCCAGTAAACGTTGGTACTTCTGAATACATCAAGAAAGAAGAAAAGAAATATTTTTCTATTGTAGAAAATAGAACAGAAACAGAAACCTTAGAAGACGGATCCACAAGACAAGTAGATGTTCAGGTAACTACAGGAGAGCGAGAAGAAATAATAACAACAATCTATAAGTACACCTTGGGAGAAGGTGGGGTAATCAACAAGCAGCTTTCTTCACCTGAGGAGTTGCAAAAAGCACTTGAATCAAAACAAGAAGAATTGAAAAAGATTCAGGATGAATTGAACCTTGTACAGAATATCTAAGTATAGTATACTCTTCTCAAATGTAGATACTTTATAATTTTCAGACATGATTATCACTCCGCAAGAACTAGCAATCTTACAGTACTCACTCGATTTCTCAATTGATGAGGTAGTACATGAAGGACGTGTGTATTACAAACCACGTACGTTCGCTACAATCACAGAACAGAAAAAAGCGTTTGACGTACTGGAAAAAATTAAAAGTGCTATAAAAACAGATGATAAAGTATCATATTTTGTAGAGACAGATTTAGAATTTTCTACAGAAGAAAAACAATTTATTCTCAACTTAATTGATCGTCCGTTTGTTGCTAGTGATATAGCACACAAATTATCTTTATACGATAAACTTAAATAATATATGGCGTTCACCGTAGATCTGCAAAGACTACGGAGTGACGTTTTGAATATAGTCAACGACACGGGGGTAAGTAGAGTATACTCAGACGACTTCGTAGATGAAGCTCTCAATGAGGTACAAATAGAAGTATGTGCCGAATGGAAATGGCAATTTCTTCGTAATAAGAAGATTTTTGTAGGTGCTCAGGCGGTGGGGCTTGCTGAAGATTTAGCAGTAGGTGCTACTAGTATGGTCTTAAATGATGTTACTAATTTTGAGACGTCTGGTGCTGTATGGATAGATCAGGATATTGTGTTTTATACAAACGCTGCAACTACTACGGTGACAGGAGTATCAGGGCAAACAGTGGAACATTTAGAAGGTGCGGAAGTACGACCACTTATATTAGTGCCTGATGATTATGGAAGTATGCCTGAGGTACATGTAAAACGGTCTACAAATGGGAAGTATTACCCCTTATCTGAAGTAGATGAGATTAATTTTGATAATCCAAACGTGGGGCTTACTTCATTACAACAGAAGTTCTCAATACTTAATGTAAACAGCTCTACCGCTCCACACGAGCATTATTTGAGAGTGGGGTATATGAGTAATGACGACCAGTTTGTATTTTGGTATAACAAACTACCTGAAACAATGGTAGATGATACAGACGTGTGTTCCATCCCTGATAGATATGCACGAAACATCTTACCTAAACTTGCTGCGGCTCGTTTAATGTTCTTACGAAACGATAACGTAGACGGACTAGGTGAAAGTTTACTTGCACAAGCTGAACGTGCTGTATTCAAGATGAAAAAACATTATGGAGAGAGAGAACAAGGACTGTCTAAAATGATGGGTAGCACGTACCAGTCTGGGACGTATAGATACGCTCAAAATCGTAACGCTTTTACTCATGAGTAGACTTTCTCGCATACAAATAGCAGACCAGGGGGGAGGAGTGAACGCTTATAATCGTATGAGTGAGATTGGTGCTGGCGAGATTTTACCACAAAGTAGAAACGTACGTGCCAACGCTGAGTATTGTAGACCAAGAGGTGGGTATATTACGTTTGCTGACTTGTTACTAGGTGGAAACATGACTGCGTTAGGTGTGTATAGAAGACAATTGGCAAGTAATGATGTATTAGTATGTGCTCAAGATAATGATTTACTATTTATTAATCCTGATACTGATGCTGGATGGACTCCATTAGGTTCATTATCTACGGATCAAAACGTCAGTTTCTCAGGGTTTGGAGATTGGATGTTTATATATAACGGGGTAGATGCACCGTATCGAGTCGCTGGCGTATCCGTAACTCAACCGTTTACTAAACCTGATGCGGTATCTGGTACATTTAATCCGTTATTTGGAGAAGTATATAATGGTGTCAACTTTGTATCAGGAGTAGAAGGATTTGAAAACTTTGTGTTTAGTTCTAAATTCGCTACTGCTGCATCCCCTGCTTTGATCTATAATTTTGCTGGCGGTGCTACTACATATGGTGACGGTAATCAATACGCTTTCCCTTCACGAGTAACAGGGATTAAGAAAATGGGATCTGTTCTCGTAGTATTTACGGTAGACGGGCCATGGTTCACCACAGGAGTGACTACTGTACAAACTGGTAGTTCTTCATTTGTGACTAAATTTGAGTTCCAGCCTATTATTGGAGCAAGCGGTTGTACAAACAGTAAAGCGATTGCGGTCGTAGGTGATGATTTGTTTTATCTTACTCCTGAGAGAGAAATAAAATCTATTAAGCGTGCAATGACTGGGGATTTCTCTGCGTTATCTGTACCGTTATCTATCAAAGTACAACAGTTTATTACAGACGAGATTGATTTAGACACGTCTGATACGTTCATGGTATACAACGATATATTGAAAGAAGTCTATGTGTTTTTTAAGACAAAGGACGCTATCTTCAATAATATTTGTTTAGTAGGTGATTTAAATCGTCCTAATAGTAACGGAGTTCCTGAATGGTTTATTGATACAAATAAACCGTTTAGTTGTGGGACGGTGTGGAAAGGAAAAACATATTTTGGGTCTGCAAGTATTGGGCAAGCCTATGTAGATGATGAGGGGTATGCTGACGATGACAACGCTGATATCTTAACTGAAAGATACAGCAAAGAATTTAATATGAATAATCCTACCGTTTATAAAAATTTCAGAGAATTTGTATGGTTTGGTGAGATTACTGAATCAACTGAAGTTGAAATAGATGTGTATGTAGATGACGTACTTGTAGCTACGGAGACGGTAGATGCTAATGACTTACTTTCTCAAAACTCTACTACAGAAGGAGGAATTGCAACACAACCGATAGCAGATTATGCAATCGCTGATGAAGATGATGACTCTATCAGTCCTTCAGATTTATTTGAAGTGATCAAACGTATTCCTTTAAGGGTACGTGGTAAAAAAATACAATATGTACTCCGTACAGATGGTACTAGTAACTATTACAACGGTCGGTATATAGAAGTATCATTTATCCCAATCAATCCACTTGTTAATCCTTTAATCGAAAAATAATATGGCTAATCCTACAGTATTTGTTTCTGCTCTTACATTCACTCTTACGCAACGTTTAGTTGCTGGTACTACGTATACTAGTATCACTGCTGCAACGATTGACGACTGGTCTTCTGTTACGGAGGGTGGGTTTTGTAAATTAAATAAAGGTAGTGCTTCAGAATGGTTTTCATTCACTGGTATTACTATCGGCTCTACAAGTGGTGGTATTACTAGCATCACATTTACAGGCGTCACGATGGGCATTGATAAAGACGCCCTTACTATTACCTCTGCTGATTCCGCAAATCGAAGAAATCATGCAAGTGGTACTACAGTTGGTAAACTTGTGTATCATTCACAACAGCTTAATAAAGCGTTTCAAATTGATAAAGATAATACCGTCAGTGGTACAAATACACTTACAGGTACAAACACGTTTTCTAGTACTACAAAAAATACACTAGTTGTGCAAAGGGTAACTACTGCACAAAAACTTGCATTACCACTTGTTGAAGCGAGTTTTGTAAAAGACGATACGTTAGGGCAAGCAAGTATGGTTATCGGTGGAGCGTGGCAACAGTTCGGAGTATCTACTACGCCAGTCAACGCAAGTGAAACGGTGGCAGGTATAGTAGAAAAAGCGACAGACGCACAAGTAACAGCAGGAACAGAAACGGGAGAAACAGGGGCGTATTTATTTATGACACCTAAACAGATTGCAGTGTTTGGGACGGCAGGTGAAACATTGACTGCTGATCAATTAGTCTATTTGAAGAGTTCAGATAATAAACTTTATAAGGCTACGCAGGATGTAACGAGTGATGCTAACTCATGGGACGTGGTGGGTATCGTAGTAACAGGAGGTGCTGCGAATGCTACGGTATTAATTAAATATTTAACTGGTACAGTAACACTTACTACGCCACTTACGGCAAACACCGTCTATTACCTTGGTACTGCTGGTGCACTTACTGCAACTAGGCCTAGTATGAGTTCAAGTACTATTATACCTTTGAGAATCGGTAAAACAGACGCTACAGGTCGACTGAATTGTAAAGTACAAAGACTACAGAGAAGAAAAACTGTTCTTCTTTATCAATCTGATATTAGTGCTTCTCCTACTACGGTCACTGTGGGATTTCCTATATCTATTGTACATGCAACACTTAATACACATGATACTGGTGGGTATCCATGGAGCCATACAGCTGGTGCTGGTTATTACGACGTATTAGGTGGTACGCAAGAAAGTTCATTACGACCATACACCAGTGGATATATGGTGGGTGCACGAACTGGAGCTGCTACGTTTTATACGGTTCAAGGAGCTATAGTAAGCGATAACTTATCTCTTACATTAAGTTCAACTACTTTACCATTCGCAGGATCAACATTGATTTTCGATATTTATGAAGCTCTCTAACATTTAATTTTTTTCTATATATGGCAACACAACTTTCAGCACAGGAAATAGAGAGACGCAGAAAACAGTCTCTTGAAGCAAAAAAAATGAATAGAGCTTCTGTACCTACAATGCCCGTATCAAATGTAGCAAAAACAGTAGCGGAAAAATATGCAGAAGGAGATAGAAGTACTGCTAATATTGGTAGTTATCAAAATACTGGTGTCAATGGGTATCAAAACACTGGTGCTCCTAAAATGTCACAAACAGCGATTGATGCACAAAAGAAGAATGAGGAAGCTTTTAATAAAATGGCTCCAAGTGCAGAGCAGTTCGCTGCTAATAATGCAAAAGCAAGTACGGTCGGTGAGGCTGCTGCTTCTGGTGTAACTGATCCTAAGGTAATCGGTTCATTTGGAGCACAAACTAAACCTCCTTTAGAGTTTGGCACTAATGTGGCTACTCCGAATGTAACTGCACCTACTCCTACAGCTCCTACAGCTCCTACAGCTCCTACAGCTCCTATAGCTCCTACTACAGGAGCAGTTGCAACACCT